AATCCATATACTGCTATTAGAACTCGCGGGCAAGGAAGAAGTAATAAAAGCATTAACAGATGATATCCGCTACTACAGAAAAGACTGGAATACTCAAATGCTACAAGACTCTGACTAAATAACCCTATAGCGTCCCCTGGCGGGCTAAAGTCAGGGGACTAGGGTCTACTTGGGAGATAGAAATAATAGGGTTTATCGCGTTTATTCACTGTATAGCTTTAAACTTGTATACAGAACGTGAAGCTTAAACAACCCTTAAAGCGGGGATATTCATTCAATTGTGATTTTTACACTTTACGCCTAAAAGTGTAACCCTGCAACTATTCTATAGTGTTATTTTTCAATAGTTTGTATATGTGTCTTTGAGCATAATACTCATAATCTGGCAGCAATTCATTGAATAATAGCTCGATATGAGCGCGTCTTTTCTCCCACGTTTTATAGTATGTTGTTCTTGATACCTCTAAAAATACCGCCCTTGATGTCATTTTATGCTCTGAATACCCTTTCCCTCTACACTTCGGACATTCCTGACCGTCAACAAATTGCGTCCCTTCACAAATCTTACACTTAGCCTGATTTGCATACTCTGTTAGGCATAAATCAGATAATAATTTAATCGTCTTAATTCGCTGAAATTGCCAATGTTTTCTTTTTGCTTCATCTATTACGATAGACCTAAGCTTTTTTATGCCCGTGTCAGCGTCTACAGAGCCAGTGACACGACGTTTCAGGACTGTTAGTCCGATAGGGTTAGCCCCTGACATAGCCGCGCTTACAAGGGCTGCTGTTAAACCTGAATTATCGGTTGCTCTGCTGGTAGGCTCGGTATCAATTGAGCCAGGTTCGAGTATGGTTAATATCTCGATGACTTATACCTCAATTTATTAGATATTATTGGTTGTTTTGAGTTATTGATCATTTAATCCCCTATATAACATCGCTAATGTTTGATACCGCATCTGTAAAGCAATGATGTTTATTCCTGCATTAATAGCCTGTTCACGATTTTTATACCTTGCCTCGCTCATTTTGTACTCAATCTCTAACTTTCTATGCTTTGCCTCTAATTCGTGTATTTCTTTTATATTCATTTAAAAGCCCCGTTAGCTTGCAATATTAGAATATCCTGTTTTAGTTGATACTTGCCGCATGTCGATGGATGCTTAGATAACTTACACACTGAAAAGCCGCGCCAGTTCTTTACACCACGTATACATCGGTCACATTTAGACCGTGTTAGCATGGTTTGAGCGTCCTGTTCAGTTCTTGTTAGCATTATGTCTGCAATTTACCTGCCGACCATTCTCTGTTCTTGGCAAAACTTGCGTTTAACCGTCGCTTAATCTCGAAATCAACTTCATGATATGCGCCCATAGCTTCAAACTTCTCCTGTATTGCCTCACCCTGACCGTCTAAGTGGGTTTTGAACTCATCGCTTGCCCTTGCCCTTGAACTCGCCTTTGCATGGCTTATGCCTGAATCATCACTCATTATCTGCAAGGTGAGTACATCTAACAACCTTTTCCTATTCTCATCGAGTAGAAAAGCCTGTTTTTCTGCCTTAGCCCTTCGCATATAGGCTGTATAGAAATGGTGTGATAGTTCTTCAGATGATAGTGTTCTAATGTCTGTCATATCTCCCCCTGTTTATATCCACACATAGCCAACACCGACAAGCTCTATGCTTTTAATCCTTTCCGGCACGACAACCTTTTCTACTTCAGACATTTTTGATGCAAGTATATATAAAACACCCTTCTTGCAATCAAGATAATGTCCCTCTACATGCCATGTAGTATCTGCCGGATAAGCGTTTGTTGTCTCCACTTCTACTTTATAGCAATTACTCATATCTCCCCCTTTAAAAATTGTTCTAATATTTGTTCAATACTCCATACAATTTTGTAATGACCTTTCCATGTTGCCGCTAGTTTTTCCTGTCTTTCCTGCGTTCCGCCTGACTTGTTCCTTCGTGTTTTGCCAGACTTGGTTATTTCTGCTGGATTCTTTATCTCAAACCAGTAGTTTTTGCCCTTATAACCTACCAATATATCGTTGTGATCTATATCAACCGTAATTCCCGGTATCTTGCGAAGATCCCTGACAATATCCTTCTGATTCTGATCTGTCTTCTTAGTGCGATACCTCACAGCTCTAATACACCCTCCTTAACCATTATCTGTTGAGTTCTGATAACGCCCTCCAAATGATACAGCTTTAGTAGTGCCGATCCTAAACCATCATATTTAACCCTACCATCCACAACATCATGACAGCAGTTGCACGCATAAGCCCCGTGAATGCTTAAATGCTTGCCGCCCATACCATAACCATTCAGATGGGCTAGTACGGTAGTCTCGTTCTCTGGCGCTGGCCTGCATACGCCTGGTATCCGTACTGTACAGGGCTGACCCTTCGCTGAACGTGTATATTTATCCTGCTTCACAATCTAACCACCCTGTTTCATAAGATTAATAGCCCATGCCATAAGGCCACGCTTTCTATTGCACCCATTAATTTTAACTAGCTTCCTACCTAATTCACTCTCTTTCCAGTTATTCAGGCTCTTGAATGTTTTGTCTGGCAACCGTATTAGTCCGGCTATATGTATCCTCGCTCCGCTTGTATGCTCCCACACTGGTCCTGCTAAGTGCTGCCAACCATTTCCAGGCTTCATAATTATATTCACAATCTAACCACCTTCTTTTTACTCAGCTCATCTATCAAGGCTAACTTTCCCTCTAAATGATACGTTTTGCTCTTTTCTTGACGCCATCTTTTAACTAACTCATAAATCAGAACTTTAGAATCTACTGATATATGATTATCAGCGTATTTAATAAGATCACTGTCTGACTTTTCTATCATCAGGCTTGTTTGTTCTTGTTCATTCATCCCAAATCTCGCTTACATAGTCCTGCAGCGCCTTCTCATCGTTCAGATCTTCTAGCTTACGCCGTGTTTTACCCTTCTCTTTCTGCTCATCTGAGGCTTCTGCGTATCGTTTCCTTGGATCGCTCAGTACCATACGGTTTTTAGTTACTTTCCAAGCAAATTCACTGTGGTCTACCATGATTTCCTCCTGAATTGTTCATATAAAAACCAGTTTCTAAAGTTCCTGAGATTCTGATACTTCCAATAGTTCTTCTTTTTTCTTGTTACTACTCTCAAAATAGTGCCTCCTGTGCTGTTTCGTTGTTGAATCGCTTTGTGGCGGCTTTGTAGTAATCCTCGTCAATCTCTATTCCGACAAAATCAACACCGAAATAGTGTGCTGCTATGGCCGATGAGCCGGAGCCTAGATGGGTGTCGAGTATTCTCTGGCCGGGTTCTGCGTAGTTTCTTAATAACCAGTCATAGAGCTTTACAGGCTTTTGTGTGGGGTGTATGCGCTTTATCTGCTCCGCTTTCTTGAATCCCGCCCATAAATACTCAAATTTATTGCATTTCTTTTTAAAACTTGAATATGCCAGTTCACACATTGATAGAGCCTCTTTTATATCGGCTTTTTTATCCCATACAATCCAGCCTGTTGAGGGTGGCAGTTCATTTGTAAAGTTATTTCCGCCCCAGATTATTTGGTGTTTTGCTACCCTAAATAATTCAGTGAAATATTCATTATCTGGGCGTTTTGAGTCATCAAACATCTTATATTTCTGACTGTTAGGATTCATCCATTTTGCTGTTGGCCTATCGCCTAAATTGTTGTGTGAGGCATCTTCTTTAATCCCATAAGGCGGGTCTACAATAGCCAGATCAAAGGAATTATCAGGACAGTCTTTCATATAGTCCATGCAATCACCGTGAATGAGTTCTATTTGCGCCATACTCTATCTCCGTGTTGTATTGCTATTGACCTGTTGTTTTGCCATATTCAAGTACATTGGCATCAAAAAACTTCTGAGCATCTGTATCGCTATCGCTCGGTATATGACCCGGCCCCGCTAATCCATTATGAATCCATACCATAGCTTGTTCAGCGCCTTTTCCATGCCACCATTCAATCCATGCAGCTTGGTTTGCTACGATTAAGTTATTAATAATCGTGTTTGCTTCAATTAATCGTTGCTGTAATTCTTCATTTGTATATTGTCTTTCTTTTTCCATAATAATTTACCTCTCTGTATTGCTACTGGTTGCCAGGCTCTTGCTGCGGCTCTGAGGAAATCATCCCCTGAAATAGCTTCTTTGATCCCCCGCTTTGTCGTAAGTATTCCCGACATTTCTGTGAAAGCTCCTGAAGGGATTGACCTGGAATTGCGACACCTATTTGCTTCAAAATGTTCATCATTTCTAGCCTTTGAGCATGACTTTCTGTGTGTTTTGCGCATGTTTTGAACTTCTCTCCGATGGTTTCTTCACCACAATGACAGTATTTCTTATCCAAAGATAACTTTAATTCTGCTGTGGACTCGATTTCATCGTACATTCTGCGCTTGTTTATGTAACTGGATACCATAGGCCATCGGGTTGCATCTGGATCTTGTCTGTCATACCTGATCTGTGCCTTGAGATTTCCGATGATTTTCTTCTGTTCTTCAGGCTTTTCTATATTAGGAACCTTTAACATACACTCTTGAGCATATGTCTTGCCGCCCTTGTTATCCCGCTTTCCGTGTTTATTTCTGGTTAAATCTCCAGGATAGGTACTCCAGAATGCCTCAAACCACTCGATAACCTGTATTGTTTCTTCTTTAGTCATAGCTTTTCCATATAAACCTGATGGTTTCCTACATCAAAATCATGCGCAATTCTCATCACTATATAGCTGATTCCATTAAAAAACACCTTCTCGTTTATTCTCGATAAAAACATATCAGTAAATAAATATTTATCACCATATCTGTCAACTTCAAAATATTTTACCGGCATTATTTTTTCGTAAGGTTTAGTCATTCTTCCTCCAGCTTGCTGGCTTTTAGTGCATGTTCAATATCACTGACTGTGTAATAGTCTTCTTTTCTTCCTTTCTTTGTAACTATCCAACCTTCAGGCTTTGGTAGTGCTTGTTTAAACTCACGGCCTAACTGTTGGCGGATTTCCTTTGCTGCTGCCTTTAACTCGTCAGAACCATACATTCCATCAAATTCATAAATTATCTCGCTTATCTTATCCATCATTCTCATCCAGCTGAAAGAAGTTATTAATCAACTCCATCAGGCTTTGAGCACCTGGATTATTTGTCCACACTTGAAATGTTCCGATAAACTCACGGCCTATTGCTTGTCTGATTTGTTTGGCGGCTGACTTTTCTGCACCATTAATCATGTATGATGAGTGATTCTTAATTATCTCTTCTATCTTATCCATCATTCCCCCATTAACTGTTCAGGACCAGCTTGCTTTAATACTTGCTTTACATGAGCGAGATTCAGCGCAGCTTGTGTTAGTTGCATCGCGTCAGAACCTTTTACATCATTAGTGATTCTGTTTGCTAACTCTTTTATTGCTTTATCTATTGCTTCATTCATCTGGTTTTACCTCAAATAATATCCCCATTAAGAAGGCTGGAGACTCGCCCATAATTTCATTTATCCTATTTACAGATTTCACGGATACGATTAAACAGCCATACTCTGCTAGTTTTCCAATCATCATCAGGTGAATGATCTTCCAACAACTCATGGCCTATCTGCCTACGAATTCGAGTGGCAAGTTTTTTTGAATAATCTGGCTTTATCAGCTCTTCGCTAAACATCTCTTCTATAATAATTTCTTGTACTTTATCCATCATTCCCTCCGTTCTAAAAGCGGTTCTTCAAGGATTAACTTTCCAGCAGTCAATAGCTGCACCGTCACCCGTAATCAGTGTCGCACACCTGACATTCTCTTCAGCTTGCTGCACTATCAACGGTGTAGTGGCATTTGAAAACAGCCTTAGTCCGTATATAACTGAAAAAAGGATGATAACTCCAAGTATCACCATTCCGATATAAATTAGATTTTTTTTCATTGCTAAACCCTCTTTAATTACACGAAAGCCTTTAAGACTCATTCCAACAACATCTCCCAGTACTTCTCATTTGGGTTTATTCTTGGCATTAGATTCATTTTGCTATCAAAGATAGCCATCAAAATACCTCTATCATCTTCAATACCTGCTTTTGTCCATGATTTATCACACCTGCTTAATGAGTCTAATACCATCTCTTTTAGATCGGTTTCAATCAAAAACTCATCAACCTCATAATCAGTCCCATGAACCAACTTACCTTTATCATATATACTTACTGTTGCTTTATTCATTGCTAAACCCTCTTTAATTTATCTAAAATATCAGTAGCCTCTTGTTCAGTTAGATACAAACATAAGTGCTCAATCCATTTGTCATCATTCATATACAAATCTCTATAAGCATTTACTAATTCGTGAGCAAAGTCTTCACGGTCATAATCGCCAGTTATTTTTGATGTTCCTATATTTATAGTGACTTCACCAATTTCATCACTACAGGTATTTCTTCTTACTGATATTTCCATTGCTAAACCCTCTTTAATTACACAATTTAAGTAAATTCTTTACACCGCGACCTGATACACCCTTGCGAGTAATAAACTTTCCCGTACTCGGCCAGAAATCTATTAAACCGTCTTCAGTGTGGATAATCAGGTGAACACCTGCGTTCCTAGATTCATACTTCACACCCTTGTTTTTCAGCAATTCTGTGGAATATTCCTTATTACTCCTTTTCTTTTCCTTTTTAACCTTGTTCCATTCGTTAAAGACTTCACCCATATCACCCATTTTGAAGAACCTCGTTTAATTCAACGAAATCCTTAAATATCACGTGCTTAAGATGCTCGATGTATTTATCAGCATCCTCTAATAAGCGTTTTTGTTCTTCAGTGAAATCATATTCTCTTTCAACTTTACCGCTAGGATAAACAGTAATCCTCGGAAGACATTTATTCATTAAGTCGCATTTTGCCTTGATTATTGGCTGTATTGCTTGAATGAACTCTCTGTGCATTCTTGCCATTTCTTCATTTGAAGGCTTTCTATTTACTTGCATTGCTGTTTTCATTGAAGAACCTCTTTTTTACTTTCTTTAGGACGAAGTAAACACCCCGCTAGAAGGCTCCATGCCGTACAGTGCTGTTTATCGCCGTAGTTTATGAACGCTCGCTGTAGTGTCGAGTTGGTTCCGGTCGGGGTAACTGGTTTTCCTTGCCAGCCTGTAGATTTGCTTTTCTCTACAGAACAACCGCAGCTATCTGTTCTCGGACAGACTTCCGGCTCTTGACTATGGAATATAAAGAAAGGATAATATTGATAGTCATCTGAACACTGACAAATATATTGCATTTCTCCCCGATCTGCAAGTGACGAAGCCTCATTAATTTGGGGCTTTTTCATGATTGCCCCCTTTCTCTGTTTAATGCTACTGCACCAGAATGCGGCTCACTTTTAGCACTACAGTTCCTCGCGCCATCACAGCCACAATCAGGGAAACAGCAATTATCAAAGTCTTCTTCTGTATTCCCGTATTTATCTACCTCAAGGCCGCAATGCTCACAGATTGTCTCTGGTTCATGCTCAAACGCATATTTACAATAACTATCACTCATTATCTATCCCCTAAGCCCCTGTCGGGGTTTTTTAATCTTAGTGTTCTTAGTTCCTGAAGTAATCCAGCAAGGTATTGTGCTCGCTGCGGGTATATTTCCAAGTAAATCGGATTTCCAAGATCAACCCGTCTGTACATTGCACACTCAATGAAATCCTTAATTAGTGTGTCTAGCTTTTTAAGCTCTTTATCATCTTTCATTTCTCCTCCCTCGCTTCATAAGTAGCACAAGGTGCATATCTAGCTGGCATCAATGACACATCTCTACCAGGCGCTCCAACAGAAAGAATCAACCATGCTGGTACAGGATAATCACAATAACCATGATCTTCTGTTTGTTGATTGAACCATTTACATGTAGCACAACTGCTCATTTCTGCTCCCGTAGCTGGTTTATGGCCTCTAGTATTATCGGCTCATCGTAGCTATCTAATGTTTTGACTGCCTCAACAGCAGCATCCAGGACTTTGTTGATGATTTCATCGAAGTCTTCGTTCGGAATAGTGCAGGTATATTTATACTGATGAATGATTACTTTTATTTCCTCACGTAAGCTCATTTCCCCCTCCATACAACGAATACCATAAAAAACACGAACATCGTTATTGCAATGATGGTGCGTGAATAAAACTGCAGCAAGTCTCTAATCATTATTTCTTTCTCCGTGATAACTCCCCTAAGCCACTGAACCATTCCTTGTCATTAGGATCAATCCAGATGCACAACTTTACATACCCTTTATCTTTCATTGACTTAGCGTACTTTTGCTCTTTAGTCAGTTCTTTTTTCATTATTTTTCCTAATTGTTCTTGACTATTTGTGATGATATCACTATCATAATAGACAAGTCAACAACAAACGGAGGTGATAGTTGAATAGGACAATTGCACAGGGATGTGATTATGGTGAGGCGTCGGGTCGCCGCGAAGAACGAGCGATGGTGGACTAAGTAACTAAAAAGCCGAAAGGTGGCCACCCGTATTAGGCGGATATGTACAAGGTTCTTGCAGAGTAATTTCTGCCCTCACCACCCAACAACTTGGAGATAGAGATGGATAAACTAGAATTTGTGACACAAAAACTGCTACTGAATGCACAGCTGAATGCTTTATTGAAAGCTCAAATAGAAATAGACGATGTATTCTTTCAGCAGAAAGAGGAAATAGAGCGTCAGATTCGAGAGCTGGAGCAGAACGATGACTGAAGAAAGAAGGCAGAAACTATTGGAGCACTACGGAATAGGTGTAATCCAGCTTGTCTATCATCCTAATGACTCTGGTATGTGGTATGGATTATTTCGTTTTCTTGATGCTGAATATGAGACTGACAATCTTAGAACCCGCCGTGAAGCTGAAGACAGGGCGATAGCCGAGTATGAAAGCCTTTGCGAGACAGGAGAAAAGTAATGGAAACCTACGAAGAATCAATCCAAAACATGATAGATGCTGAAGCTGAAATCAGCAAGGAATATATCTTGAGTAACGGTTCGGAATTGAAT